ACGAATTTTTATGCTGCGATTGACTTGATACGGAAAGGAATCGAGGACAATAAATTGCCGCGCGAAGTTGCTGAGGATTTGGCGATTGTTATTTTTTCGGATATGCAGGTAAACAATGCCTCTTCCGAGATGGGCAGCGCATATAATAAGAATGCGATGTTTCAGAATATTAAACAGATGTTTTCGAAAATGGGGGAACGCCTATATGGAGAACCGATTAACCCACCTCATATTATCTTCTGGAATTTGCGTAAGACGACGGGAATGCCTGCTATTTCAACAGACGCAAATGTATCGATGATGTCGGGTTTTAGTCCTGCACTATTAAATGTATTTTGCGATAAGGGTATTGACGGTCTACGACAGTATACACCCTGGTTGTCATTTATGGAAACATTGAATAATAGTAGGTATAGCGCATTTGAGGAGGCTTTTAAGAGTGTCGTTTCGTGAGTATTACGCGAGTATTACGCGAGTATTATGCGAGTATATACAGATTTTATATAAAAATGAATTAAAATATTTGGGTAGTATATAAAGAAAATCGCGTAAAATGATAGCACATCCTGTTACAACGATTGTTAATGTATCTATTTTAGCAATTATTTTGACATATATTTCCGCTATGAAAGTCAAGTGCGGATACTGCACCAATATTCCCGAGACACAATATGTTACCGTCTTAACCACTGTTATATTGGTAGAGGTTTTGTTTGTGGCATTGTTCCCTAATGCAGCAAGAACATTCTTTATGGAAAACCCGTGGGCTATCTTTATTTTAGTCGTTATTAATGTGGCGAATATCATATTTCTTTACCGCTTTATCGGTCAGATGAATATTTCACAGTGTCGACAGTGTACTAGTGAATGGAGGCGTTCGTTTCTATATTATTATTCTGCATTCATTCTTATTTTGTATGCTATTAATATTGTGTTAATTATTGTAGGATTCGTTGTATTGAGCAGTAGTTATAATCCACGAACACAGATTGTTGCTAAGTCTGGACTTAAAAAATCACGTAAATAATTATATTCATTTAGATTTAGATTTATAGACTTGGTTTAGATTAGATTAGATTTATATTTATATTTCCACTTCAGAAAATTGAAGTAGAAATATGCGGTAAATGAATAGTAGACTTTAAAAGGAAATCTTCTCGCCAAATTATACAGAACTTTAGCAATGAGCCAAGAACATAACAACAACGATAACAACAACGACAATATCAACCGTCACAGCGGCGGTGACGATGAAAACCTCGAAGATGTGGCAATGGCTTCAGTGCTCCTTCCACTGGCACGTGCCAACCTATTGGATTACTTGTATGCTTCTGGTCTTCCTTTAAGACCGATCCAGCTTGGTGGGGCTGGTGTCGGTGCTGTCGGTGCTGTCGCTGGTGGAGGTGGTGGTGGTGCCGGTGCCGATCTGGACATAGATGGAATTGCGTCAATCCTGGCGAATTCTCTTTATGATCTTCGCCCTGTCAAAACCGTCGTTGATGAGAAAGGAATGGCCGATATATCTGAAAAAACATTTACTGCGCAGTTGGCCGACGAGTTGAAAATAAACACTGTTTGTGGAATATGGCAAGTTGAATTCGATGAAGGCGAACCTATCAAAATCTTGCCGTGTAATCACGCATTCAAAGCCGACGCAATTGAAAGATGGCTTACTACCGAAAAAGCCGAGTGTCCAATGTGTCGGTTTTCGCTTTCGTCAAAGGAGGTCATTTGTCGCCCACCACTTTCTTCGGATGTCGCAAATGATGATGGAGACGGTGAAGCAATGGTTGTTGATGATGCGCAAGACGACGACCATATCCCACAAATCAACGAAAACCATATCGCTGCTCGTTTGTCAGATAATATTCATAACCGTTCACATCGCGAAGATCCAGTTCGTGCTGTATATGCCAGCGCTTACGCTTCACGTCAATCTATTTCGATGCCGATCAACCATCTCATTCAAAGTCGCAGGAATATGATCGACAATATTGCGCGTGCTTCGGGTGGGGCGCGTATGGCAGCAAGATGGCCTGCTGCCGCTGCCGCTGCCGCTGCTCCCGTAGCTGCTGCCGCTGCCGCCGAACCTGTAGCTCACCATCAATACATCAATAACTACTACATTGGTAATATCGGTAATATTATCAATGCTGAACCAGTGAATCCAGCTGAAGACTACGATAATCGTTACAATAATGACTACTACATCAACAACAACATTAACAACAATAACAACAATAACTACAACAACGACCACATTTCAAACCGTGAACGCGATGATATCCAAGAGGCAATCCGTCGCAGCTTAGAGGAGCAGTAATCGATGAACACAAGTGGTATTTACTAAATATCATCTACATTAATTTCGGACTCTTGATGATATGACACTTTTTTCTTATTATATGACACTGGTGTGTCAATTTTAATTTCTGATCTAATTTCTGATGATTTAATATTATCACGCACACTGTCATCATCATTATCATCATTATCATCATTATCATCATTATCATCATTATCATTATCATCATTATCATCATCGCTTACATCGAAAGATTGTTCAATAACACCTTTACCTATGTGCTTTACACTTGTAGTAATAACTACAGTTTGTTCCCGACAGTCGTCGCTTTCCTCGCTCTCACCACTTTCACCGCTTCCGCTTCCGCTTCCGCTTCCGACATTTCCACTCTTTTTCTCCATCTTTTTAATCATATTTTGATACTTTAGTGTATTGTCATCTACAAACATTACCGAACTATCACCTTCATCATAATTATTTCCACTCTCATCCTTTAGTGTGCTAAACACATTATGTGTCCTTCGCAATATATCTCTTTCCATAGAATTATATACCTCTAACAAATCACAATATCTAACTCCTTTATTATTTCCACCTCCGCTGCCGTCACTAGTCAAATCTTCAACAACCCATTCTCTCAACCCCACTAATACGTAAACACCATTGTCTAACATATTATCCCTCTTATTTCTACCCGTGAATTTTCCACGAATAATACATCTACGTTCCTTACCATCATCGCAAATTACATCGCACGTATTGCCTAGAACTTTTTTCACGATCGCGTATTTCTCATCGCTTGATGAAGACAATCTTAGCTCATTTTTGCCCTTTGTAGTATGCTTTCTTGCGACCTTTTTACCTTTACAACCTCCTGCTTCGTTTTTTACCATTGTGTTGTTATATAAATAACACCCTGCGTTAACAAATAAACTATGAACTTATTAATTATATGTTGTAAGTTTTATATTGTTTCATTTTATTATATTTCGGATATATTTTCGGATAGTATAGATAATATATATAATATAGATAGTAATATACTCTTTAGAAATAGTTATATATTTTTTTCTTCTTATAAATATATATAACAAATGGCTATTACCTGGAGACAGCACATCAAGCACACTATGGCTCGTATGGAAAAGGGCACCCATCTCAAGGATGTTTTGAAGGAGGCTTCTAAGACTTGGAAGACAGTTAAGAAAGATACTTCCAATGTAGTTGGAGACGTTGTCGGCAAGACGAAGCGCGCTCATCATCACCACCATAAGCGCGGCCGCAAAGGAACTAAGGGTCGCAAGCATACTCGTAAGCACAAGAAATCCCATCGCAGAGGACGCAGAGGAGGTGCTGGCGCTGGAGCTGCCCCTGCTGCCGCTAACATTTTATCTCACGGTGGTAAAGGCGTAGGTTCTAATGCCTCCGCTGTCGGTGGCAACGGTATGTAAATTCATTTTTATTTTTTAACTTTCATAACAACAGGCGTCATTTTATCCTGTTGTTTTGTCTCCTTTATTGTTTTATCTTGGAATTTCTTATCATTGAAATTAAACAATAGTCTCTTATACCCTCCTAATGTTTCATTTACTGAAAACATCTGATCATATCGTTTCTTCGTTTCTTCAAAGCTTAGGCGCTTCTTCCCATCCGGATGAAAATTCGTGAGTAGTAGCTTCGAAAATTCTATTAATAGTTTGTTATCCGTGAATCCGTCCCCTGACATAAACCCTATAATATTCAAAAACATTACACTTATCGCATAGTTATCCCAAGTGTTACAGTTATTCACTAGTTCTTTAATAATTTTATCTTTAGGCATTCCGATATATTTATTATAGGTCCGTATTGTCATATTTTTAAATTTAATTATAAAATTTTCAGAAAATATTCTCAGCGCAGAGTTACTTCTTATATATTCATTAATTAATTCTTCTATCGCAGCTGATGTTAAAATGGGGTTAATGTTGACTAGATAACATATGACGTGAACGTCGATTGGCCATATATAGTAGCTAGGACTATATGCATAAAAATAAGTTTCATAATTTTCAGGGAGAATCTTGGCTATAGGTATAGACAAACCAAAATCAATAATTATGGGCGTCTTCGTTTTTTCCTCTATTAATATATTCGGGGTTTTTAGATCATAATGGATTATGCCGTTTATATTTAAAATTCTTAGATTGTTTAACAAAAATGTATAGGAGTCGAGAATATATGTTAACACTTCTTTTTTGTCAACGCCAGGTCTAGCAAGGAATGTAGAAATATCTACATTCTTAATAAAGGGTATTTTCATAATAGCAAAATCAGCATCTTCACCGTATCGATTCTTCTTTATTATGCGACACATATCCTTTTCGCGTTTGTCTATTTTGGCCAAATCCACATCGCACATACTAATAACCGGTGCGTAATAATACTCATATAAGTCTATTTTTTTCACCATCTTGCCTATATTATATTCGTGTTCAGTTCTATTATCTTTCTTTAATAGTTTTGAAGCATATTTTGTAGACTTGTTTATGGTTCCATTACATTCTATTGCTGGATAAAACACGCACCCAAATCCTCCTTGATTTATTAATTTCGTTTGAATACTCATTTACTTTTTTATTATTACTATTATTGTTATTATTTACTTATATATGTTATCATTGTTTTTTTATTCTTGAAATAATATTGAAATAATATTGTTTATGTTTAATTACTATTTTATTGTCACATTTAGAAAAATCATAAAATAAAATAAAAAATAAATATTTGTATATTTATATAAATAACAAAAATGGCTAAAATGTCTAGAATGTCAAGTAAGCTTGCGAAGTGTAATATGGGTTCAGGCTCTAGTTTCTTGTCTAGCTTGTTTATACTTGTTGTCTATGTAGCTATAGCTTATGTGCTTTACAGAGTGATAATGTATTTTATGAATATGCGTTCATCGGCTATGCCCAACGTTCCCTCCAGACCAAATGGTGCCGGTGGATGCTCGACTGGAACTTGCGGCGGAAGTGGGAGCGCGAATATGGGAACTCAAGAAGGTATGTATCCTGGAGACCGCAAACAGCTCAAAAACCAAATGAATAAAATGCACCGAATGTAATAATCAAAATTATAAATTATAAATTATAAATTAGAAATTATAAAATTAAACCAGATATTTTTATAATAAGAAAAATATTATAAAAATATTATAAAAATATTATAAAAATATAGGAAATATTATATATCTCCTTATTGTAAATTGGGTTAAAATGTATTCCCTAGTTTCTGTTCCATTTTATGATCATAAAACCCAATGTTATAAAAAGGTCATTAAATTAAACCGCGCACCACCTCCCGGTTCACCTCTTAACCAGATTATTAAACGCGTTGGTCCTATACGCCTTTCACCATTTCAAGTAAATAGTGCCTTTTCGGGATGCGGTGGTGGAGGTGGCGGCTGTGGTAGCGGTTGTGGGAATGTAGCACAATGCTGTAATATACTTATTACAAGCATTCAAGATAAGAACCATCTTATGTGTATTGATGATATTCCAAATCTGTTTTCATTTTTAGTAACAAATGGTTTTACAATAGACACAACAATAACCAAAATGATGCAGGACTCTAATGTTAAATTGAGTAATGACCTTATTTGTTTTTTTTCTTGATATTATGTATAATATATAATATATAATATGTTCTTATTCACAATCTATGTCGATAATGAGTATACCGCAAAAAAAATGGAAACCGCTTCTAAAAAATTAGGATTTTATATGATGTGGCAATGGGTAAAAAAGGGGAAAAAACTTGTTATTGCCTGCGACTTTCATAAAAAAGATAAAGAAGATAAATAACTCTAATAAATTGACCATCCAATGAAATGATCTATATGCTTTTTCATAGATCGATACGTATTGTATTGTATTGTATTTTATTTTATTATTGGTTTAATTGGCCTAATTGGCTTTATTGACCTAATTGGCTAGATTGACCTAATTGGCTTGATTGACCTAATTGGCTTGATTGACCTAATTGTCTTGATTGATCTAATTGAGTCTGTAGATTATATATTTTTGCACTATGACTACTGACTTTTTCTACAAACTTTTGGTTAGTTTCTTTTAATTTTGTAACCTCTGATAGTAATCTTTGGACCTCTGCTTCTAATCTTTGGACCTCTGCTTCTAATCTGTGAACCTTCATTTCCGCACTTTCAACCTGTGCTTGAGGAGCAGATTCTAATGGTCCTGTAGCAGCAGAAGCTGCAAGGGAACTATCCGGTTGTTCAGGTTGTTGCGCTTGTAATGTTTGTAATCTTGATTCAACTTCAGGCCACCAGTTTTGGCTAGCCCACCAGTTTGAATCAACAAACTTTTGGTCCATTCTATATGAAGGTGTAACATACATAGGGGTCTGATTGCTAGACCTTACTTGCTCAGGCGATTTTATATGTGTCGGAATATTTAAAAATGGATTCCACTTTAAAATTTCTATAAATATTTTAAAATTATGTGATGCTAAATTCCAAAATACTTCATCCTTACAAGATATGCTTGTATTTTTAGTAAATATAGAGTCTTCTTTTCTCAATATTATAATATTATTGTGTGCATTAACATCCGGGTTGTTACATGTAGTGTATAAATAGACATTACTTACTCTTATACCATCATTAAGTTTTTGTATACTTTCACTACTATTAGAAAATGTTTTAATCATATCACAAATTTCTACATAACCAGGTATGAAAACATTTGTTTTACTAGTTCCTTGTTTAAGTATACCAACATATTGAACATATGTTTTTATTTCACTTCCATTACCGCCTATCTGTCTACGCATTTTACGGTTTGTTTGCATTTTACGTTTTGTTTGCCTTTTACGTTTTGTTTGCCTTTTATGTTTTGTTTGTTTAAGTCTATTACTTTTAACCATTTTAAATATATAATATTACAATATTAATTATATAATATTACAATATTAATATTTTGATATTATTATTATAATAATATTATTATTATAATATCAAAGATGAGTTGCTTATTTAATAGTTTGAACTATTTTATAGGCGAAGGCAGTTTTGAAATCCGTCAGAAAATATGTGATTACTTACAAGAAAATAAACCTATTATGGACGGTTTAGATACACAAACTATCTTATCTTTTGAAAATCCCGTGCCTTCAAAATATATAGAGAATATGCGTTTAATGTCTACGTGGGGTGGTGGTATTGAGATACAAGCCGCTTGTAATATATGGAAAATTCGTATACTCGTTAATAATCATCGCAATCCAGGCTCACCTGATATTGAATTTTTGCCCGTGTCTTCCGTTTATGATAAGACTATACAAATTTATTGGAATGGCGGCCATTATGAACCAATCCGCTCTTAAATAGTTTTTTTACTATTCGCGCGCTTATTATTAGCTACTTTATTATTATTATTATTTGTATTTTTACTGTTTTTATTACTTACTGGCGTTGGTGTCCCTGTAATCGTAGGCACAGGTGCCGGTTTTATCAACAATTTAACTCCTTCTAAAAATGGACGACCTGAGAACGTGTTTTCCCATCTTGTAACTAAATATCTCATTTTATTTATTAAATTGGGTTGAAAATACAATAATACGAAAGTAAAAGCCGTAGCTTTTCCAATCTCTTTTAATCTTTCGTGTTTAAATCCAAATAAATTATTAAATGGATATGGTATCATTTCTATTAAATTTCTAGCAACATAAATTAAAACACCATTTACCCATACCATAAATATTAAAGATAAAGAACAACTAATCAACATTTTTTTATCTTCTTCTTCGCTATTAAATGTCGTCTGTAAATTTGTTAATGTATTCGCGATAATTGCCCCAACAATAAAATAAATTGATGTTATATATCCGATATCTATTATTTTATTAGCTCGAATTAGAATATCCTGTTTTAGTGGCATCTTTTTTTTAGGAACAGCTGGTGACGACGATGTATCTATAAATCCTTTTGTAAAATTTTTATACCACTTTGTCTTCATTATTAACGAGGACATTGTTATACCGTTATATTGTTATACTTTGTATATAAAATATTAGTATATTATTTATATTTTATTTATAAAGTCATAAAATTGATATAATAATATGTGTTATATTATTATATTAACGCCTACCATCTTATAAACGAAATCTTTATGCCCAATGCCTCTCCTGTTACCATTCTTTATTCCACTTGTATGTCTGGTTCCTCTTCTTCTACAATACCTTCCCTACCCGTCTTAATAAAAGAATATATTGAAACGTTGACCCCATTTGAGCAACAAGGTCTCGCAATTGCCAAGGATCATCTAGGGCCGTCTTTTGATATGAAACGAAGTTCTGGTTTTGTTCGCTGGATGGATGCTAGACGTTAGGCTTCCTAATTTGAGTCATTCTCCTGATTCTCCAGCGGTGTCTTTGGTGTCTCTGGTGTTTCCTGTGGTTCGCGTCCCATTTCGCGAAGATGTTCATATACTCCCATAATCGCTTCTTTATATCCACTAGTATGATGGTATGGGATGCCGTGCTTCACGCACAACTTTTTTACTATCGGCTGAATATCGCGCAAATGGCAGTGATTTACAGTGGGGAATAAATGGTGCTCGATTTGATAATTCAATCCAATCGATGTATAATAGTGCGGCCAATGAGTTCCAAAATTATTTGCCGTTGTCACCTGATGAATATACCAATTTTTATTCTGACCTGTTATGCTGTCTTTGTGTGTATGATTTACAGAAGCGTTAGTATTAAATATACATGAAAATAATAAAAATGGAATTATTGCGTGCTTTATTGCGTAAAATGGTGTCCATATTTGAAAAGGTAATACTAAAAATAAATACATATATAAAATAGTATCACAAAGGTGTAATATACTATATTTCGTATTGATAGGAATCTTACATAGGATATTGTTATATTTTTGTGTAATAATAAGTGAGACTGAATTTTTTATATTAAAAGCAATTAGTATAAATACAGATAAGATGACATATTTATTTTCTTGTTTTATATGTCCTGTATTCCATTTTGTATGTTCAGTATATCTTAATTCTTCGTTCGTATGATTCATGTCCGGGTCTTTATCTTGTATATTTGTATATGTATGATGTCCTACTATATGTTGATGTAGCCATTCATATGGGCTAGATATAACACGATACATATATTGTATACCCCAATTTATACGCCAGTCTTGTGAAACAGCGAAATGGCTTCCATCGTGAAGCATACCGGCCGCCATCCAGTATACTGCTGGGTATAGAAACACGTTTAACCAGCTCCAGAATATACTTTGCGAATATAACATTGTATAAAATGACCACATTGTTGCGCTCGCCATTGCCCCCCATTCGCACCATCGCTGTGGCGTCGCTTTTGTCGCTTCGATTAATGATACACCACGTTCTTCTGCCTGGTATTTAAAATGTTTCTTTACTTTGTCGCGCAATTCAAGTGTAAACTCGCTGTTAAGTGTTTCGTCCCAATCGAAAATTGCGCCGTTTTCATTTTCGCCAGGGAGCAGGTATTTTTCGCATTTCTCCCGTTCTTCGTGTATCTCGTATTTTTTAAGAATGTTATCCATCGCCGTGCGATCACTAAATGGGTGATGCGATTCGAATAATGCAGTGGCATCACGTCGATTCGCGGCCATAATCGCCATCGGTCCACCAGGATGATTGAAATTTGTGACGTCATAATATTTATTATGTATTTTTACGATTTTGCGTCTTACACGTTCGTCGTTGTTTTTTTTCCACGTCAACATTTGGTCGGTGGTTAGTTGGTGGTTAGTTGGTATATAATATATACTGGTTTAATTATATATATATATATTATATGTTATAGTTTTTATATTGATTTCGAATAATGGCTATATGTGTTCTAATATATTCATTGACTCATCAGTATATTTCGTAATTTTCTCGTTTTATGGTGCCTAGATTCTTTCCTGTTATTATGTTCGAAATTGCGAATGCTTTGTATGATTTCTCTTTCTCTCTCATATAATCTTCTACGATTATTTTTAATATCACTTATATATCTTGTTCGACGGTGTGATGCGCCACCGCTACTGCCACCTACTTGATTTTGATTAATATCTCCTTGAGAACCGCCACTTGCAAATTTACTAACCGCATTAGCATAAGTATTTAAAGCAGCGGCTTTTGTAGCATCAACGCTGGCTCCTACAGCGGATCCTAAGGCCGAAACTTTGGCTCCTACAGCTTTTTTTGCGTCTGAAAGGCCTGTTGTTACAGTGTTTTTTGCTGATGAAACCTTTTGTCCTAAAGCTGCGTTTGCTACATTTGCTTTATGTTGTGCCACTTCTAATTTTGATGCATTTCCAGTATTTACTTTCTCTGCTAATTCCGCCTTTGCCGCTGCTTCATCATCCCGTTTTTGTTTTTTTCTCGTTGCCTTATCTTCCCGTTTTTTCTGTTCTGCCGCTTCCTTATCTTCCCGTTTTTTCTGTTTTGCCGCTTCCTCAGCTGCTTTATTCTTTGCTGCCTCATCTTGTTCTGCAGGTGTTGGTTTACGTGTTAAATTATTAAGTGTTTCTGTCGCCTTATCAAGAAGACTTTTCTTAGGTTGCCCCCCTGGTGCTGCTCCTGCTGCTCCTGCTGCTCCTTTCGCTCCTGGTGCTCCTTTCGCTCCTGTTGCTCCTGATTTCTTTTTACGTGTATTACGTGTAGCAGCAGCTTTATGTGTAGCAGCAGCATTTTGTAATTTACTAATCATCGATGGTCCTTTTGGTTTATTACTACCGTGACTTGAAGGTGGTGGTGGTGGTTGTGAAGAACCGCAATTTTGCGCATTATTGCTTATTTGATATAAACTATATAAATCGGTAGCACTCATTTCCCCACCTTGATTGACTGAATCTTTATATTTTTTTAACATATCGTGAAAAAGTTCATTTAAATCAGCAGTATTCTCTGTTTGGGTAAATTCACTTTGCCATTTTTCAGGAAATCTTAATATTTTATCTTGAATACCATCTATAAAATCCTGAATACCACTCTGGAATATAGTTGGTTGATGAAGACTTCTTCTTAATTCTTTTATATAGTCAGAGCTTTTTATTATACTTATAATCATATCCTTATCATCTACAATGTTATATGCTTTCAACTCTTGTATTAATTTATTTTTTAAAAAAGGTAAGTCCACATTATTTGTAGACATTGTGGTCATCGGAACACCCATCATTCCCATTCCACCCATTGATCCCATTTGCCCCATTTGTCCCATTTGTCCCATTTGCCCCATTTGTCCCTGTCCCATTTGTCCCTGTCCCATTTGTCTCGTTACTTTTTTATATTCTCTTTGCTTTGCTGCTGCCGCTGCCGCTGCCGCTGCCACTGCTTCTTCTTTTCGTCTTCTTATTGGTTTTCTTCGTGTTCTTGCTGCTGATCCTGTTGCTGCTGATCCTGTTGCTGCTGATCCTGTTGC